CTTGGTTGATATTGATATCAAGCAAGATAGTGAAATTCTTGAAACAATTAACTACTTTGCCGCCAATAAGATTTGTCTTATAGGTGCCAATTATAATGTTCTCCGAAAGCGGTTTGAAGAAGCACTTGTTGCTATTCAAACTCGAGGACATTCCACTTCTGGACAAGAAGTGGCCGAATTTCGTATTCGTGCTTTCCAAATTGGAGATAATATTGTAGATATAAAAATCTCTAATAATCTCCACACAGTACCTGGAAAGGTATTATTCATTGCCTCTCGAACGTGTTGTTTTCCTAAACATTACCTTCGAATTGTTGATGGATGGACTGATTTTGCTTTTCATTTGCATGAAGAAGCTGAACCCTATCATTTTGGACGTCACGAACTTTTAATTGAATTATTTGAAGATCGTGATCTCTGTAAATGTACAGTTCTTTCTCGCAAATTTGCAGAATTTAAGTCTATTTTTCATAGACTCCCACTCACCTCTTATCATGTTACTCGATCTGATAAAGTGTGTCGAATTTTTAGAGATGTGAAGCCTGACAAGAAAATTGTTAGTTACACTCTCTGTATAAATGAGACACCTTGTATCATTGAAATGAACAAGTTGTTTGTTGGACATGTGAAACAGTGGGGATCTGGCGAAGATATCGCCACATCCTTCCGACTTTACTATGTCTTAGAAAACGCCCCTACCGAATGGGGAGATTGTGGAACTCCATGTGTAAACATGGATGTCCATGGACATCAAAGAGATCTTTTCTCTATGATAGTTGCCAGGAACGGAAGTTCCTGTGTAATGTGTCCAATCTCTCAATCGGACTTTCCTGAGCTTGCAAAAGCTCGTACTATTTCGATGCCCACTGAACTCACGTGGGATATCACCAAAAGTATTACTACTGATGGTGATTCCATGATTTCGAAAACCATTGGTGACTATCCCATAGTCCCTGGTTGTCGAATGACCCATATGTTAACTCCTTGCCCCGTGTTTCCTGCTATGAACACTCAATTTGTCAAATCTCCTATATTTGATGATGTTGATGTTTTTATTAGTAAATATCGCAATCCTGAATTTCGTATGGATCGAGTTCCTGTTGCCCCTACCGCTCTTACCAAACGAGCTCAAGACAATGCCTTTAAACGCCTTGCCTTGGTCTCTGGTGCCCCTCATACTCCTCCTTTCATCAACAGACTTCTTGAAAACCCTAAAATATTTCAAGGATTCGGTGGATCTAACTCTGGAACCTCTTATTCTATTCGAAGTTTGTATCATACACTCTTTGATTATCGGGGTCTCGTTGGATTTCCCACTGATAAGTCTGCTACATTTGATCTTCGTTTGTTTTCCCGACAACGAAGTGACATGTGGGGTCAGAAAAACTCTCCTAATCCAGAGTGGATCTGTCCTGAAGACCCTAATGGTGAACGTTGGATTAATCCTTTTCTTCGACGTCTTGTTGATAATCTCATCAAGAAATTGGATGCTGGCACTTATACTATTCAAGGTATGAGTGAAATGGCTCTCAAAGACGAACTTACTACGCTTGAAAAAGCTGCCAATGAAAAAACTCGTCTTTTTTGTGTCTCTTCACTGCTCCTTGCAATTGTTTGTAAGATGCTTCTTGGAGATTTTATGGGCAATCATGCCAATAAAATTTTCAATCCTGTTAAAATTGGCGTCAATGCCTACTCTCAAGACTGGGAACACATCCGCAATTATCTCACTCAAATGACTAACCTCATTGGTGGAGATTATGGCGGATGGGATTACTCAGTTCTTGTCCTCTTTATACCCGCATTTGCAATGTGGATGAAAAGTTTACCGTGGCACGGTGATATCGAACGTATCCATAAGTGGATTGATGCACTCGCTCCTAGCGTGTGCTCATTCTTTCTGGTTTACGGTAAAAATATCGTGCAACGATTCCAAGGTGTCTCTTCCGGACACTATTGGACTTCTCTTTTTAATTCCTTTGTAAATTATTGTTTATTTAGTATTGCCTTTTATGCACTTGTTCCAGAATCATTCTGGCCTGATCGCGATAGGCTTTACAAAGCTCTTTTCTATGGTGATGATAATGGTGGTTGTGTAGATAATGCTATAGCAGAATACTTCAACCTCATTTCCATTGCTTCGTTTTTTAAACAAACTTTTGGTATGACCCTTACCACTCCTACTAAGGGGGAGTTTACTTCTCCTTTCCTTGATTTGGATTCGTTTACGTTTCTAAGTCGTAAGTTTGTTGATAATGATGGCATCATCGAGGCTCCTCTCGATCCTGTTGCCATTATTGGTATGCTAGCTTGGGTTCGAAAGCCCAAAGAAGGTTCTGATATGACAATCAGTGACCAGCTTGACCAAAATATTGAAACGGCCCTCCGAGAACTCATCATGTACCCTCAAGATGATTACGAAGATTGGTCTCAATTTTTTGAGTCTATTCGTGGAAAGTATCGTGGAAATTTTCAAATTTCTCCGTTTGAGTTGGCGAGACAATTGCGTCTCATCAACTATTACAAATCCGCGTAAGTTAGCACCGCGCCTACCCGAGGCGCTATATAAATATCGGTACAGGAGACATCCTGCGCGTGCCTAATAAGCCGTGTTGTCATTTGGGG